GATTCCCGTTCTCCAACCAATGCGCTCTGTATAGCTTGAAGCACTTCCTCCGTGGGTAAGTTGTTGAATGAACTCAAATCTCCGGCAAGCTCAGTCACCGCGATAGACATCTTGGCGGATTCCTCGACCGCAAAACCCATACCCTGGGCTATTGCCCCGGTCGTGGCAATCAAACCCTGACTTTCCTGTCTCGATAAACCCGCTTTTCTCGCGAAGGTATCGAGGAACTTGCTCACGTCGTCCCGAGACTGGGCGAATACTGTATTGAACTTCGACCCAGTCTCTTCTACTAAAGAACCCCACTTAAACATCTTAGCAGCCGCGAAACCCACTGCGACCCCGATCGCTGTGAGTTTCACGACCCCCCTGCCGATCTGCGAGGCCATCGCCTTCATTGAAACGCCGAGCTTCTTGACGCCGCCAGTGAACGTCTTGATGCGGGTTTGGGCCTTCTTCATTTCTCGATTGAAGACACTGGTACTGGCTTCGAGAACGACTCGCAGTTTGGATAAGGTCATCGCGTCCTCATGCGTGAATCGACACGAGCAACGATCTCAGCTTGCTCAGCTTCCTCTGCCTTGATACGAGCCCGTGCGACCCACTCACCGAACTCGCGGGATGTCATTCGTTGTTGCAGCTCACCAACGGGGCAACCCATCAGTTCGGCGAGATCGAACCAGGCGTATCTTGAAGAGCTGCTTCTGAGTTTCCCTCAAGTTCATCGATGTCAGAACCAGTGATTCCCGAAAGCGAAGCCGATACTTCAAAACACCGATTTAGAGCTTGGGCCGACTTATCACCCAATGAAGTCGCATCGGCATTGGTAAATAGTCGCTTGCCGTCCTCATCGATTGCGCTCATTGCTACGAGTCTCGCTCTGATATTGTACATCGTGAGGTTCTTGTTCTTATCGAGTGAACCCTCCTCGAACGCATCACGCTCCTTTCCGGTCAGTGCCCGAATGGTCAAAGATCCACCCCACTCCGGCACTTCTACGATGCGCTGTTCAAGATCCTCCGACGCGAGAATCGCCGCCTTCGTCAGTATACCGCTGTTGTTGCTACCCATTTTTCAACCTTATGGAAGGGGAAGGATTTGGTGCTACTTAACTAGTCGCCCTGGTCAGAGCTGAAGCTGATTGAAACGTGGCCGAAGCCATCGCTTGATCACCAACGCTTCCGGCAATCGGATTGTAACTCTCCAGAATACCCGTGCCGCTGTATTTGGGGTTCGTGCTCCCGATCGATGATCCACTGGGGAAAAAGATCAGAGCCGTCGTATTAGCGAGTCCAAGTTCGCCCTCTAGTGTCGCGTCCACCTTCGATGAAGCGTAGTCCTGGAGAAACTCAATTGTGACCGACCAAGTGGCGAGCCCGGCGGCATTAGATACGAACGTGTCGCCCATAGCCGTATCGTCGACCAGGTTCTGTCCTGCATCGAGGGTCAGGCTGCGAACGTGATCACTCAGATCCACGCCTGCTATTGAAACATAGGCGTTGTACATCACGATGGTTGCCATCTTTTACTCCTAAATAATCGCTAGGGACACAATGAAATCGAATGAACCGCCACCGCTTATCGTCCAATATACTCTCCAATAAGCATCGGTGATGGGACCAGCCGTGGAAAGCATCTCGGCACCGATCGCACCGAATTGCGTATGCGTGATCCGTGTAGTCGAACTCGACCAATCAGACGACGCACTCAATACGGTCACGTCCAATGTACCGCTCGCGGCTGTAACGTGGAGAGCCGAATAGATTTTCTGTGTTGCACTGACGGCTCCGATCGATGCGTTCGTCACGGTATTCGATGAGCTGCTGTAAGTAGCTGGCACGACCAGGATCTCACCGCTCACCGCTTTCTCGCCGCGTCCTTCTCCGGTGAGTTTGAACGCTGCCATTTCACCAGTTGATCCCGAGATAGGATTGTATTCACTAGCGGTCAATTTGCTGAACAGAGCAGGAGAGCCTGCCGCCTGGTCAACCGGAGTCACCGTGAACACAGTATCGTCAGTTCCTAGGGAGCTGAACAACGCTGCATCCTCCGTTGAACTCCAATATCCTTCCCCTTCCAGGGTTACAGACGACAGGCCAGAAGCGTTGCTCATAAAGGTATCACCGTACACGGTATCATCTACGGCAGTCGAGCCCATCGACAATCCGATTGCATTGAAAACGGTCGAACTCAAATCGTATCCACCCCAATGAAGTCCTACGTTGGTCTGAACGAATGTCGCCATTTTTTTCTATTCCCTGTAAGCTATGGAAAAGTCTTTTTCTACCGCGAACAGATCAGCAGCTAAATCGAACTCCTCCGTTGAGAATTCAGGCAGACATCCATCTACTATTGGAGTGGTGGTTGTGTCTCGATAGTACCCGATACTAGCCTTCACGGCTGCGGCGAGTGTCCGCGCATTTTCTGGCGTGTCGGCTTGGCAACTGAATCGGAATCTTGAGATCACATTTCCTGGATCGGATACCATAGCTGGTGGACATATTTCGCTGATGAGCTGAAACACAATCAGTGGCAATGAAGCGTCCGCTGGCCTCTGCACCGGATAGCATCTCGTGGACACCAGATCCGTCACTCCCGAAGTCGCCTGTAGGCGAGAATAGATGACGTCTTCGATCTGATCAGCCACGTCGCGCTACCCTATCAATCAACTTGGCGAGTTCCCTTTTTATGCGCTCCGACGCTTGCTGTTTTTTCGCATCATAAGCGGGCTCCAGGAACGGCTGGGATGGCATCGTACCCGTACTGACACCGGCCTTGGTGCTTCGGGGTTTCGTGCCCTTCTCCACCATGATGCCATAGAAGGCAGGATGCCGTGACGCCTTGCCCTTACCCGAGACGCCCCCCTTCACCCTCCACGATACGCCGACCGATGCCTCCTTGGGTTCACTTGTTAGTTCCTCGGAATGAATGGAGTCACGCAAGCGTCCGCCGACGCTTCCTTTTCTTACCGGAGCCCTGGCTTGTGCCTCGACGACGATCAACTCCGCACCTCGTTCGACTGCATATACCAGAGCCTTCTGTCCCAATCCTTTCGACAGGGCACGGAACTGACGGATGAGTTTCTTGTCGCCATCTATTTTTACCGTGGTTTGTTGCGGAGCAGGACGAGGCATTAGTTCAAAATCCCCGTTCCGGTCGTGCATAACAACTCAAGCCACCGATTTTCAAGGCCATCGTTCACGACCGATATGATATTGTATATCGTGGATCCATTCTTCAGCCTCCATCGATCTGGCTCAACATCCTTGATTATCGTGTCATAGTGACAGCGTATCTTGATGCCCTGCGAGCCTAGCACGGCGTGAGCGTCCCAGTATTCCCGACCCTGGAGTGGAACAACATCGCAGAACCGTTCGCCCTTGTCGGTCCAGTCTGCGGTCTCGAAGCCATCGCTATCCTTGCTCCGAGTGTCCCGCTGGAACATCAGCTTCGTCCGAAGCCTCGACTTTCTCCTAGCCATCAGTAACGCTCGAACCGTTCGGAATCTATGAGCCGTGATGCGCCCAATGGTAGCTCCGTCGCGATCGTTCCGGTGATAACCGGGAGTGGCTGTTCAAACCATAAACACGCAGTCATCGTGACCGCAGCCTGGATAGCGGCTGGCACATCGTCCGCGTCACTTCCGTATCCAGCCTGGAACTGCACTTCAATCGGATTCGGACGGTTCATCAAAGACGGCCAGTCCTTGTTTTCATTGAGCCAGATGACGCCGGGATCGCCCCCGTTGCTCACCGTATACGATGAACTGGAAACCGTATCGAGCGTTTCTGTGCTGTCTCCATAGTATTTTACCGAATCGACAGAGATCAGAGGCGGATAGGGGAGTTGGATTTCTCGCCCAGGCCAATCTTGCAAGTGAAGCGTGTAGGTTGTCGTAACGAGTGCGCGACCCAGATCATTACTAACCGCGTTCGTCGCACTGAGGATCAACTCCTGGAGCGTCGTATCGAAGTCGATGACGTTGTCGAGTCCTAGATTCCGCTTCACTCGACCGAGGCTCACCGGCTCCGTTGTTGCAGCCGTCGTGGTGACGATGCGATTCCAGGGCGTCTGCTTCATTTAACTCAGCGCATCGACAAGATCCTTCTTCAGAACACTGCCTCCCGACCCGCTGCCCTCCTCGATCGATATCCCGCGACGTTCGACCTCGGCCTTCAACTCGCTGATCGTCATCCGACTGATCGGCTTGGCTGATTCCGGTGTCTCGGGTGCTGGTGCGTCTGCCACTTGGTGCTCGCCAAACGACGCTCGTTCGGCTGAACCCACATCGATCAGATTCTCGGCAATGTCGTCACGCTCTACATAAACCTTCCCCTTGAGGGGACCGTCTAAGCGTTTGATCGCTATGCCCATCTCGTCTCCATATCAAATAGTGAAGCATGGCAGGAGGGCCGCGAAGCCCCCCCACCGTTGCTCCCTAAGCTATCGCTGTCGGTGCAGAAACTTCAGCGTAGCGGGCACCGGATAAGACCACGCCGATCGAAGCGAACGTTGCCGCTCCAGGATCGGTCATGTGAACCGTTACCCACTCACTGCCATCGGAAAGCTCCTCGGCAGCCAGCTCGATAATATAGAATATTCCATCGTTCGTAGACGTCGCGAATCCGGAACTGGTCGCAGATGTTCTTGCTCCCGTGGTGTCCCCGGCTGCCGTCTCTTCGGCGTAGTAACTAAATGCTATGGCCGAAGCGCCAGAACCACTGGCATCGGTATTTTCCTTGACCGTCACCGTAGACGCTGCGCCGGTCACGCCAAGACTGATAATAATCGTGGCGTGATCGTAATTCGTGAGCTTGAATGCGTCGGATGTAACCGCCCCAGCATCAATGTCCACAGGAGCGTAGGCCAAAACGTAATGACCCTGGCCCTCTCCAATGCTAAATCCTTGAGCTGCCATTGGTTTCTAGCTCCTTGTTGCGAGGTCTAAGAATGGCGAAAGAGTGCTGCTGCCGTTAAACGGCGTCAGTGGGTTGTTCCACATCGGCTGCCCATCTACGCGGTACAGCCACCTGAAGGCGCGTTCGTCATAAAGGAACCGAACGTGCATCGAGGAATCTCCGCGAACAGCGCCCTTGTCGATCAGCATATACTGAGACAAATCAACTAATCTTATATCGCCTACGGTTCCCAATGTCGCGCAATATTCGGATGTCAGCACCGGCCTGTTCATAATCCTGCTGAACGGCGTGTCCGACAGCCCGAGTGGCGGCAGATAAATAGCGTTAGAATTCGCGTCTGCCATTGCCATAAGCTGCTGTTCGCAGTCCTGATTGATCAGCCAGACCGCTGTAGAACGACTTGGTCCCCAGCAACGCTGCCAAAGTTTCTCGACATTCGCAGCTACAATCGTCGTCGCGGTCTGGGATCCTTCCTTAGCGATCGTGACATTCGCTGCCGAGTTCGAGATGCCCAAGGGCTGGCCGGAACCCGTTCCGTCGAGGATCGCATCTTCAACTTTGAATGCGATCTCCTCTGGAACAATCCTTTCAACCAATCCCGCCAAACTCACCTGATCCATTAAAAGTTCCTCTGTCGCATAGAACAGAGCTGTGAGCTTGTTGAGGTTCAATTCGATCTGGGTAAAGGTTGGTTTCGATCCTGTTAATGCAGCGGCTTCAGCAGTCCAGTAAGCCCTTACCCCACCCCAACGGCTTCCGTTAGCGCGGCTCGATTCGTCCAAAATGTTAAATTTGAGCCCGTTAGCCTGTGGGCCAATAGCTTGACGTGAGACTCGTGAAGCGATTTCTCCAATTGAATATGTGCGTTCGAGGATCGCATCGTTGAAATCCTTCTGCACGAGATATCCGCCGTCCGAAGCTACTAGTTCCGAAGCTCCTGACTGTCTCGTCTCGTTTTCTGGATTCCCGCCACGTTCCTGCAACCAGAACAACCGTTTATCCATGCTCTCAAAACGAGACTCTGGATGGCTTGCGTTCGCGATGGCTTGCAACTGCTCACCGATATTATCGAAGCCACGTTCTACTGCGCGATCCTTGATCACCCGCACCTCGACCTCATCGTTGTCTCGCGTCTGCTCAGGAGCGAGAGCGGCCATCGGCCCCACTGGCTCCGTTGCTGGTTCCGCGAGTCCTGCGGCGACCACGGCGAGCTGGTCGGCTCGCTTGATCTGGGCTAGGCAACCCTCAAGCTCAGAGAACTTCGAGTCGTATCGACCCTGCTCCTCATCCGAGAGTGACCGCCCCTCTGCCTCGGCGGTGCCCAGAAGCTGCTCACAGGCATCTCTGAGTTCCCGCGCTTTCTGGCGAGTGTTGTCCATGCTGTACCCTCTGGTTGGGTGGAACCAGAGTGCTGCCCCTGGAACCACGTTCTTCGTGTGGGTCCGAAAGTGGGCAGCCGCGCTCGTGCTTGCGTCACGCGCTGTACCTGGAGGGGTGTCCGGTTTGGTTTGCGCCGTCTGCGCCCGTCAGCCCTTCCCTACTACTCTATGATTGACCTCAATGTATTAGCGGCCCTCGCTACAAGTCAACGCTGACGAGTCTCAACCGCTCACGCTGTGCGTCGACATTCGGTGCGCTTCTATTCCACGGAGCCTCTTCGCCGAAAGCCTCATAATGACGAGCCAGGTGAGCCCGCACCGCGCCCATCGCCGAATCTGGAAGACGAGTCTGGTCTAATCTGCCCGCAGCAGCCGTCAGGCCGCGCCAGATCACCTTCCCATCACTGGCCCTATGGTGAGGCAGGGACAGCGAACTGAAGCTCTCTGGGGGCATCTGAGGGGACCAGGTGAAGTGCCCGGCGATCTTGTCGCGTTGCTCGTCAGTAAGATCACCCCACTGTTCCGAG